GACATAATTATTATAATAGTTAGGGTCATTAATAGTACCGAACAAATATACTTTTGAGCTATTATCTTTTATAGCTCTTTCAATAGAAACATGTGTTTGCTTATTTTCATCAATCGAACCAATAATACCAACTATATTATCATTAGGTTTTGGGTTAGCTTTAAGTTCTTCTGTTAAGTTAGGTATAATATTGTATTTACCTGTATACTTACTATGGTATTGTTGTTGTTTTTTGTTAATAAAGACAACTTCATCCCAAAATGGTTTTATTTTAGAAACTTCAAATAGATTTTTTTCATGACAAGCTAAAATAACCCGAGACGCGGCAGGTCTGCTCGGTGGGGATAGAAAATGAACAATTAATTTATCACAACTACTAACTGCGCAATTTTTTAATAAACCAGATTTACATTTATCTAAATGCCACGTATGCGGACCGTAAAATGTACAATCAATGTTGCTTTTATTTAATGCGTTAGTTAAATTAATAAAAGCAGTGGTCGAACCACCTCTATTTGACCAACCAGATACAATTTTAACCCTATTCACGTAAAATAATTTACTTTACAAATCATATATATCAAATAAATATTTGATATGGCAAGAAAAGGAAAGGCTACGCCTATGTCGAAAACGCAAGTTACGTCAAGAAAGATTTCTAAAAAAACTAAAATTAATGATAATGAGATCGCAGAGAGTATAGAAAAAAATACATTTTTAAATTTTAATATAACACAAAAATATACACTCACAGAAACACATGATAATTTTTTAGATGTATGTTTTAAGGATGCATGTAAAATGTGCATGATAGACGGTCCAGCAGGTTCCGCAAAAACATATCTAGCGGTTTTTGTTGCTTTACAATTATTACGTACTCAAAAAATAGAAGAAATAGTTTATATACGTAGTGTTGTAGAATCCGCTTCTAAGAGTATGGGGTCACTCCCTGGAGAGGTAGAGGAGAAGTTTCTTCCGTGGAGTCTACCTCTTTTAGAAAAGCTTAATGAACTATTAGACAAACCAACTATTAACAATTTAATGTCTGAAGGTTATGTAAAGTGTGTGCCTGTTAATTATACAAGAGGCTTAACGTTTAAAAATGCATGTGTTGTAATTGATGAGTCACAAAATTTAACTAGAGAAGAACTCACAACTATCTTAACAAGGTTTGGTGAAAATTCTAAATATATAGTTGTAGGTGATACACAGCAAAGTGATATTGGTAATAAGTCAGGCTTTAAAGCAATATTCAATGCGTTTAATACTGCGGAATCAACAGATCATGGGCTGTTTGGATTTAAGTTTACTGAACTTGAAATAGTTAGATCAGAAATACTAAAATATATCGTGAAGGTACTAGAGAAATTAAAGATGAAACGTTAATGCTTTACGCATTCTTTCAAATAAGGTACGCTTGTTCTGACCACTCTCTACTAATCTAGAGTACTCAGCTTTAAATGCTTCAATAAACTCAGGAGATAAATCTAACTTACGTGGGTAAAATGATCTTACTTTGCGAATCATATATTTTTCGCAAACTTTATCATATTCTTTCATGTAATTATTTATTAAACTTGCGCTGATTTTGTCGCTCTAGTTCTTTTTTTACATAAGAATGTTCTTCTGGATCAACGTCTTTCCACACTTCTTTGAGTTTTTCAAACTCTTCAAGTGTTTCTTCGTCAATTATATTACCCGGTTCTACATAATCTCCTTCACCATCAAGATATAATTTAATAATCTCGATTCGCTCTCTACGACTACCAAAAACTTCAATAATAGCAGGTTTGTCGTCGGAAACAAAAAATGTAGTTTTTGGGTTTTGTTCATGATCCCTATGAATTGCTTTAAATAAATTATCTATCTCACCAATTATTTTTGTATCACGCATTCCATCTTCTTCAACTGGAACAGGAGCTACCTTAGTAATAGGAGTAAAAAATATAATATCTAAATTTCGAAAACTTTCTCTTACAAGTGGTATACACTCATTAATAAACGAATCATCAATGTCATTATTTTCTTGCTCAGCAGCCCAAATACTATACACAAGATTGTCCAATGGACATCTATCGAAAATTACTTTATCATCTCGTCTGTACTTATTGAGTTCCTCGATTTGAAAGTTAAGGATATCCCATTGAGTTTTTTTATTAGTGTTTGATGAGTGATCTAAATTATTTTCTTTAATTATATCCCGATATGTCTTTTCGGGAGTATTATAATCTGGCCATTGTTCAAGGAAATCTTTAATTAAAGTAGTCTTACCTTGACAAGCAGTACCGCTGATTGCAATCCTCATATTTCTATTTATCCGTTAATTGTAATTTTTCAATAATCTGAGAGGTAGATAAGCTATCATATTTTTTGAGGATTTTTATCTCTTTACAAACACTAAATATAGTTTCCTTTTCACACTCTGGTAAAGTGTCAATTGTATAATCTCCACCCTTTACATATATATCGGGTCGCACTCCTTTTAAGAAACCACGACAATCTATACTATCAAATATAATAACTTGATCAACACTCTCTAATGCGAGAAGAACCTCTGCTCGATTTTGTTCGGTATTATAAGGTCTACTATCTCCTTTAAGCTTTTTAACGCTCTTATCAGAGTTCAAACCTACAATTAATTTATCACCTAGTTGTTTCGCTTCATTTAAAAACTGAACGTGACCAGCATGTATAATATCGAAGCAACCGTTGGTAGCTACTATCTTCATACCTTTAATGCCATATCCCATACAAGTAGATGTAATCTTGGACTAAAATTAAAGTGATGTTTTTTAGCTAACTCAGCTACCATTGGAGCTTTTTCGATATGTTCAACTCGACTACCTGCACAAGGCATCAACCAAACCCTACCAGTTGGTATATCAAACTTCTCAACATACTTTTCTAACACTTCATCTAAGTCAGACTCTTTATCTATAACGAACTTAAAACCAGAGCCTTGGTTAGCATGCCACTCTAAGACTTGAGGTTTATATCTCCTGTCTTCAGGATCTCCATTATTACTAAGCTTAGGAGAAGTAGTAAATGTCGCGCCTACTCTAACCCATTCCTGATCGGGCATGATTGTAGCGTTAGTTTCAAAGTCAATTCTCGGAACCCAACCCCACTCTACCTCCATATGCGCTAAAAATCTAAGAAGAGCAGGCTGTTGTACTAATGGTTCTCCACCAGTAATTTTCCAAATAGCGCCGTTGTATAAATGATCTTGAAACCCTTCTTGTTCAAAATGCTGTAATAAGTCAGCGTTAGTAATTTTATTCTTTACACTCCAAGATATAAAGCTATCACACCCATGCGGAGAATCTGCTGATGCAAAACCTTGGCATGTAAGATTACACATAGACAATCTCATAAACACAGACGGATAACCTACGTATTCTCCTTCACCTTCTACTGTATAAAATACCTTATCATCAGATAAGAGTATTTTTTTCTCGCTTAAATCTTCCTTATAAACAGTTGTCATTTAAATATAAATCTTTTATGTCTCTCGTCTCTGGTTTAACCTCTTTTCTCTTAGGTTTACCCCAATCAATATTGTCCCAGTTGTCGTTGATTTTGCTAGTGTTTTCTTTTCGGCGTTTACTACCTTTACCCATATTAGCGTCCTCTGTTTATTCTTGCGTTTTGTTCGCTAGCCCAAGCCATAACATTATACTTGTCTTCATATATAGCGGAGTTTTTCTCATGTTCAAAAACTTCTACTTTAGAGCAAAAACATCTCTTATTAGTAAGATCTTTAACATGTTCGTCTGCTAATTTAAAACAATGTTCTGCAAATTTCTCAATACCGACACCGCCATGCATAACACGCAAATCTACAATACCGTCATCATGAAGTTTTCGAAAAGACTCTAGAGCAGGATCATTATCAGCAATAACAGTTGTATGATCAAAATGCTCTTCTAATTTCTTCTTTAGATCTTTTAGACCTCCAAAATCTACAACCCAATTATTCTCATCTAATTCATTAGCACCAAACCAAAACTTACCGATTAAACGATATCCGTGCACGAACCGACAATGTGATGTTGCTTGAGGTTGCCGAAATGCACAACTCCCGAGTTCAATTA